AATTGCATCGTTCAATTCCCATGTGAGCCATTCAGCATCTTCAATATCATCACAAAAAAAACATCCCTTAAATCCATCTGCCATAGTCAGAACGACACCTATTTTGCATTGCTCTGCGATAGTAGTGTTTTTAACGTCAATTGACACAGGTACTGATTCCATTTCTATCTCCTTCGTTTTTTTCGTGTATCGCTGTAACACTGTTGATTCTACTGATATCGTATTACTTGTCAACCATTCGGTTACAATTAATGCGTTATGCATCAAAATAAATTTTGGTAGGATCGATTTTTTTAGGAGATAAAAGATGAAAAACCACGGTGGATACAAACTCAAAACCAAAAACAAAAATTCAAAAAATCGGAACGCTGCTATGGTGGGCGGTATTAGGGTTACTCGTAGTAAACCAGTGTACCCACCTCGATAGCGTCGAAATAGAAAGTCGCGACAGCAGAATTGAGTAGGCCGCCCCTCAACCCCTTACTGCGGCCTTCCGGGCCCGGCGCCAGCCGGGCCTTTTTTTGCCTAAAATTTTAAAAAAAAATTTGGTGCATGCGGGTCTAACCCCTATCCCCCCACCCCAGCCAGGCTCGAAGGGGGGGTTCCGCAGCTCCGAAAAAGCCTGGCGCCGTGGCTGCGCTTCCTTGGAATCTCGCGCACCATCCCTGACCACCTAGCAAACGTAAGTCATTGATTTATATAGCATTAGGTATTGCTTGTAACACTCGTACACGGACGTTACATCTTGCAACCCTGATTTAACGTGTATTCAAGCCCAAATGCCCGCCAATCCCGGTCCTGCGCGCATGGGACGGCCCGTGCAGCGCGTCTCTGCGCGTGTCTACTGCTCGCTGACAATATCTCGAAGTGCTTTTAAATGCTGATCTTGGATGTTGATCTGAACGAGAGGATCTTTGCGTGCAGCCCAGTTATCTGGATTTGCTTGCGCCGCTAACCACTTACGCGTATCAATCCTAACCTTTGCCACCTGAGCATCACTAGCATCAGCTATGTTGTCTGCAATCGATAGCGTCTCTTCGGCCAGGTAGTTCGCCCACTCTTTGCGCGCTTTGTAGTATCGATCCTCTCGACCCTCGACGCCTCGCATCCACTTGTAGAACACTCGCTTGCCAACGCCACACTCTTTAATCAATGCAGTCACGGTTGTGCCACTTGCCAACCTATCGAACAGCACATCCTCACCGATATCTTCAAGCTTCTTCACCTTCATTGATATCATTTTAGTTCCACTCATTCGCTCACTCCTAAGTCGCGCAAGACCTCTCGGACATCGTTTAGATAATCGAAGTCTTCGAAGTCGTCTGTAAAGTTTATTCGGTGTATTTTGTGTGAACTTTTTTGTTCCACGTGAAACGTCTTTTTTCCCGATCTATCCGCCGGTTTCGCACCCCTTTGCCCTAACTTGGCCGAGGTCACGATCGCGCCTCAGAGAGCTTCTACGGGCGTCTGAACGGCATATCGTTCATGCACCCGCCGTATCGACTCTATGGCCGATCCATTCTTGATGAGGTCTGACGTATATCGAAGTACGACATAACCATGCTCCACAGCCAGGTTGTACTTCACACAATCGTTCCTGAAGCCGATCCCACTGGTATGCCGACCGCCTGCCCAGGTGCCACCTTCACATTCAACGATTAAACAAGACTGCGGCAGTACGAAATCAAACCTAAACCGACGACCGGGTATCAGCATCTGCTCCCGCTCATAAATGATCCCAGCATCATCGAGCTGTCGCGACATCGATTCTTCTAACTTACTAGCCGCCACGCCGACCCCCGAACGCAAACCGCTGCGCGTCTGCTGTCGCGACTTTAGGTTCCTCCTCTGCCTCTGGCGCCTCATCTGGCTCGCCATCGTCCAGCTCTAGAACGTACTCATCATTATCCAGGCTCACCCGAATTGTCATACCGGGTTCGAAGTCATCGATCTGTAAATGCAAAGTAGCCATGAGCAAATATTGCGATAGCAAAACTTGATGCGCTACTGACTACAACAGCATCAATGCGGCGGCTGTTCAACCGCGCAGAATATATGTAGATAAAGCTGGCGCGACAGTGCGCCAGTTATATATCTATATATAGGGGCAACTGTCGCACTGTCGCAGATTCTGTAAGTCGTTGATATCGTTGTAGTTAATCGTTTAAAAATGAACTGTCGCAGAAAACAAACTGTCGCAACTGTCGCAAACTCCCCGCAAAGCCCCGGTTTTATTGACTGCGACAGTTATTTTGGCCAACTGTCGCACAACTGTCGCAACTGTCGCAGCCTGTTTTATTGATCGCGGGTTTGATGCTCATAAATCGTCCGAATCCACCATTCGAACTCACCCACATCGAGCGTGTGACGCATTATATTGACCTGGTAGCAGACCAGTTGAACGTTGCCACTGATGTAATGTTCTGCCCCATTGATGCGATCGATAGAAGCATTGAGAGGCATTTTCTTGTCTTTTGCGCCCCGGTGGTGGGTCATATTAAGGCCGCTGACGGCGCATTTGCCGCCCTGTGTATGCCAGAGATTGACGATCTCTTCTGGCTCAATGGTCCAATCGAAGCCATTTTTGACGCGAAGATGCTTGAGCTTTTGCACAGCCCGGAAGAGGTATTTTTCTGCTGAGTTGTTATAGCGGCGCTGTCGCGACAATCTCAGGCAATCGCGGCAGCGTCTTTTATCGACCTCGGAAGGCCAATAATCCTCTATAGGCTTTTCGGTGTTGCAAATACTGCAAGTTACTCGCTGATCTGCCATTTGGGAGCGTCTCCGACTTCTATATACTTGCGCATATGTCTGCTTGTGTCGGCCCGCTCAACGACCTTGAGCTCACGATTCTGCAACCAGGTCGCAAGCAATTGTTTTATCTTACTCTTATTCTCAGCAAGGCCCGAATCTAGCCCCAGCACGTCGGCTATCGCGATTCCCGCCCAATTTTTTGAGCGCACGTCCTCTCGCCATTCGCCGTTCCTGATCTCCGCCTGCACGGCATGCAAGTCCGCCACGGTAATCTCATCAAATGGATCAGGCCATTGCCAGCTCTCCGGGACGCCCACGTTGTCGCCGTTTGCGAGCTGCACGCTGATCATCTGCCGCCAAGAGCTGTCGCGACTTGGTGGTGCGAGGTTATCTTTGCTATCCCCTTCTCTGCTGTACCGCCACCGCTCTGATTCATCTAGGCCCGCGTTGCGCGCTTCTTCATAGGTCATACTCATCAATCGTCTGACGTGCCTAGCGGCGTCCGTCAGAGACGATGCTCCCCTGGCGTCTCCATATGAAGCCGACTGCCCGTTCTGCGCTTTCCTGACGTGATGCACTAATTCGACTGCGCAATTGCCCTGCTCTGCTATACGGCCCCAAGTTTTGACGACCAGGTCCATAGCCCCGTTGTCGTTTTCATTCAGCTTGTGACTACTAACAAACGGATCGACGATAATGACATCGATTTTATGCTGCTTGATGTAATCGAGGATGATGTCCGCGGCTGGCAAAATGATTGGCTCTCCGCCGCGGTTCTCAGCAATAACGACTGAGCTGTCGCGACCTGAGTTCACGAATAGGTTGCCAGCGTATGCTTCTGGCTCTACGCGGTGATGCACTGCAATACCGGCCAAGCGTCTTTTTAGCTCATCTAAAGGGTCTTCCAAATTCCAGACCCATACCCTTCTCTTGGGCGTTTCTATCCCCAAAAGGGGTATTCCCGACGCCATAGCCATCGCTTCTGTCAATGTTAGAGCGGTCTTGCCGGTGCCCCCGGCAGCGACCGTCACTGACAAAAATTTGCGGATGTAGTGCCGGCCATACACCCACTCTCGCGGTGGCAGCGCTGCAATGTTGCCGATGTCCAGCGCCTGGGGTGCTAGTGCGTCCGTGATCTCAGCGATCTGCTCGGCTGTCGCAACTTCTGGTAACTGATCCCAGCCCTTGTCCCTCGCGCCTTTTATGGCCACCTTGAACTCGGCAAAGGTTTGCTCATGAGTGTAACCGGGCTGTGTCCAGCCCGTTGCGGTCTGCAAAATATCCTCGTCCGTCAAACCTCGCTGGACTTGCGCAGCGACGTATCTGATCATCTCATCGTGCCAACCGCCTTGATTGGCATCGAGGATCGGCTTCGGTTTGTTCTCTACGTTGATCTTTTCGAGGTCCATCTCTGACAGCATCGGCAGCTCTCGCCAATCACCATCCACGCCCTGGTCGATGGTCTCCTCATAGATGGCGCCAGTCGAATGAATACTGCCGGCAGCGATGACGATTCCGCCCCTTCCCCGAACATCTATCTTTGCTTCTGGGTCGGTACTGTTAGCAATTTCTAAATTCGGATTGGCTCGATAGTAGAAGTGACGACCGCGTGCTGTCGCGACTGTTCTGCTTGTGTAAGGCAAGTGCTCTTTCACCCAGGCTTCTGCCTCGGCGCTGTCAGCATCAACGACCACAACCTCTTTGCCGGTGACAATAGCCCAGTTGCACCCAGCAAACCGAGCGCTGCTAGCAAAGTATTCAAACTCGTCTGTCGAGACTTCTTTGCCCTGGTATTTTTGCCAGTTGACCAACGGCACCTTCTGCTGAGGGTGCGCTGGGATGACCGTCAGCCCCTCTTCGAAAAGCGCTCGCGCTTTGTCTACAGGCTCCAAGTGCGCCTCAATCAACGATTTCGGCCCATAAATCAGGCCGAATTGCAGATTTTTTTATGTCCCAAATTGAGCAAATTTCAATTGCTCTTTCAGCGGGTATGCCCTTCTCGCTCTTTTTCCACTTATACACTGCATTTCTCGATAAACCGAGCTGCGCGGCCATTTCACTTACGTTGATATCTTGCCAAAAACTGCTCGGTGTCATTTCGCTCGCCTGATTAAAAAAAATCAAATGTACACCAAATGGTTACACATGTGAACCTTTGTGATTACAATAAGCAAAATTAGTATTGCTATTAGTCAACTACAGGTTTACATTCGAAGGACTAAATACACAGGAGTACATATATGAGTAGGGTGCCGTTTCACCAGCGGATTCAAGAACTACGTCAAGCGCGAGGCCTTAGCCTTCGGCAAATGGCTGAAGAACTCGAACAATATGGTGTAAAAGTTAGTCATAACGCAATCGCTAAATGGGAACAGCCAAAAATGGTTGGCGCTACTAGACTCCCGAGCCAAGAAATCATTGCAGCATTGTGCAAATTGTTTAACGTCAAACCCTCATTTCTCGTCGAAGAAATGTTCTCTAACGTCCGCTCAAAAAGCGATTCTGAGCGAATTGCAAAATTATTAGACGTAGAGCTATTGACGGAAGAAGAATTTGCCGCTTTACTCAATGTGAAAGATTTATTCATCAAATCACGCAAGCAGAAAGCAGGGGAAAAATGAACAAGATAGTCAACCATACTATAAGCAAGCAGGCGTCAAAATTTGTAAGAGATATGGTTGATAAAATTTATTTGCACGAGAATTATCATTGTTGTACTACAGCCGAATGGGAAGTCTGGCACCTCAGCTCTTGCTGTGTAGGCAGATGCGACAAACCTTGCTGTGCCAGTAACGAAAGGCAAGGCCAAATCATGACCTGTCACGAATTTTGGTCGCGCAAGCCGCTTGTCGCGCAGCACACGAAAAACAACGATTTCTTAAAGAACCTCCGACGAACCGGCACAGCAAGCTGCGTCATGCAAATACGCAATACGCACATACTCTGGGGTCATGGTAATCGAATCTATAACAAACAAATTCCAGATCACTTTGTTGATGAGTTGGTGTTAGCAGCAAAAGATCAAAATCTGTTTTCGAAGTCACCTGTTCTCGGACTCTACATCAACGAAAAAATGCTCGCCTAAAATAATTGTAACCATTTGGTAGACAGCGATTACAATAATCGTTTATGCTCTCATTTCGACATGAAACGAGAGAAGAACGATGGACGCATACAGAAACGAAGTTACACCCTCCCATAACCAACCAAACTTAGACGTACTAGCCGAGCAATGGCTTCAGCAAAAAACGCTGGAAGACAACTGCCGGGCCCGTCGGATTGAGATCGAGCAACAGCTCATCCCGCACCTCGCGCAACGCGAGGAAGGCAGTGCGACAACCACCACAACGTTTGGTCGGAAGATCAAATTAACCACCAAGAACAACTACAAGCTGGACGACACTGCGCTGCAAGCAATTCGCGAAAGTGTGCCAGCGAACATGCTGCCGTTGAAGCTCACGCAAACGATCGACGTTGCGCGCTTGAAGTATCTGCGCAATAACGAGCCTGAGACCTATCGCAAGATTGCAAGAGCGTTCACGCACTCCCCTGCCAAGCCCAATGTTTCGATTACAGGGGGTGAGATCTAATGGCCATCGATTTATCTGCAATCAAAAAGACGAGCGGCCTCAAGCCACCATCGATGATCGTATTCGGCTCCGCTGGCGTGGGTAAAACCACGTTCGCGGCTGCCGCGCCTAACCCTATCTTTTTACAAACTGAGGCCGGGGAAGGTGCGCTTGAGCTGTCCGCGTTTCCGCTGCTTAAAACCTATGACGAGCTGATCGAAGCGATTACCGCGTTGATTGAGCATGAGCACGATTACGGCACGCTAGTGCTCGACAGCCTTGATCATTTAGAGCCGCTGATCTGGAAGAAGGTTTGCCAGGTTGAAGGCAAGAAGTCGATTGAAGAGTTTGGGTACGGCAAAGGCTACGTGTTTGCCCTCGATTACTGGCGCGAGTTTCTAGCTGCGATTAACTCACTGCGCATGCATAAGAATATGTCGTTGATCTTAATCGCGCACACGCACATCCGCGCTTACAACAGCCCCGACACTGAGTCTTATGACCGCTACGAAATCAAGCTGCACGCAAAAGCCAGCGGGCTCATTCAAGAGTCGGTCGATAGCGTGCTGTTCGCGAAGCACAAGATCATCACCAAGAAAGAAGACAAAGGATTTAACCAGACGCGAGTGCGCGGTATCAGCACTGGCGAGCGCGTGCTCTGCACTACGGAGACACCTGGTTACATCGCAAAGAATCGATACGGCTTACCAGATGAGATCGACCTCACCTGGGCAGCCTTCGAACAAGCAATCGTTAACGCAACAAGTACGGAGAAATAAAAATGGCGACACTAAGTTTTCAAGCAGATGAAGTTAGCTTCACTGACGAGCCCAGTAAGTACGACCCAATTCCAGAGGGTTTGTATAAGGCTGTCATTATCGACAGTGAAATGAAGCCTACGAAAGCTGGGACTGGCAATTACCTAGAGCTGAAGTTCGAAGTGATCGACAACCAGTACGCCGGTAAGTGGATACGCTCTAGGCTAAATCTTGACAACCCCAACCCCAAAGCCGTGGAGATTGCGCAGCGCGATCTTTCGAGCATTTGTCGGGCGGTGGGCAAAAGTGCAATCGGTGACAGCGAAGAGCTGCACCATAAGCCAATGACCATCAAGGTCGCAATACAGCCAGCGAATGGTGATTATGCCGCCTCTAACGAGATTAAAGCGTACTCCCCGGCCGATGCATTGCAGGCTGTCGCGACTCCTGCTGCCGCGCCTTCTACTGCCCCTGCTGCCACTCCAGAGCCCGCACCAGCCGCCGCTGGCAAGAAGCCTTGGGAGTAAGCATGGTGGCATTACCAGAGCCAGCGGATACTACACTCAACGCCGTGGAGCGAGCGCTTGAGTCGGGTCAGGCCACCGATGGTGGCCGGGCTCACCTCGGCGGCAGCATAATCGGTCGCGAGTGCAAGCGAGAGTTGTGGTTTAGTTTTCGTTGGGGGACCGTCGTTGTACATCTTGCGCGCTTGTTGCGCCTGTTTGCACGCGGCGCCCGAGAGGAAGATTGGTTTAATCATTTGCTCACGCAGGCCGGCGTAACGGTCTGGGATGTCGATCCTGATACGAAACAGCAGTTCAGGGTCGAGTCGGTCGGTGGTCATTTCGGAGGCAGCTTAGACGGCGTGGTCATGGGGCTGCGTGAAGCCCCGCAAATACCGCACGTAAGCGAGCAAAAGACGCACGCTGCAAAAAGTTTCGAAGACGTACAAAAGAAGGGCGTCGAAAAATCAAAGCCAGAGCACTACGCGCAGATGCAAGTCTATATGCATCTGATGGATCTGCCTTGGGCGTTTTACCAAGCGGTGAACAAGAATACCGATGCGCTCTATTACGAGCGTGTCGAGTACGACAAGCCCGCTGCGGAGGCTCTAATCCGCAAGGCAGAACATATCATCACAAGCGATCGGCCGCCCGAGGGCATTAGCAACGATCCTTCATTCTACAAGTGCAAATTCTGCGACCACAGCTTCCTCTGCCACGGCTATGAGACGCCCGCACTGAGCTGCCGCACCTGTGCTTTCGCGACAGCAGAGATCGATGGCGATGCGAGATGGTCATGCGCTCGTCATAAGAAAGATATTAGCGTCGAGGATCAACGACTTGCCTGCGACAAGCACCTGTTTATCCCTGAGCTTTTAGAGACGTGGGCCGAGGTGCAAGACGGCACAGAAGAGCACGTCACCTATAAAAATAAATTGACTGGTCATGAGTTCATTAATGGGCTCGGCGGCTACTCGTCGAAAGAGATAAGCCGAGCACGCGACGTTAAAGCCATCGGCGATCCAGGCGTTGATCAGTTTCGGGAAAATTTTAATGCGGAGGTAGTTGGTTAGTGTGGATAGTTCCAAACAACCTAAATCTGTCATCAGCTTTTGTAGCGGATACGCTGGAATCGAAAGAGGACTTGAGCTTGCCGGGGTTGCAGCTAGAGCACTCGCTTATGTGGAGATCGAAGCCTTCGCCGCTGCCAACTTGGTCGCGAAGATGGAAGCGAACGCCTTGGCTCCAGCACCTATCTGGTCGAATCTTAAAACCTTCCCAGCACACTTGTTTCGAGATCGAGTTGACATCCTTACTGGAGGCTATCCCTGCCAGCCATTTTCAGCAGCAGGAAAGCGCGCAGGAAAAGATGACCCTAGACACCTCTGGCCTTGGATCAGAGAACATATCAAAACAATGCGACCTGTTCGATGTTTCTTTGAAAACGTCGAGGGGCACATCAGCCTCGGACTGCAAGAGGTTATCGAAGACTTGGAAGGACTTGGTTACGAAACGACGTGGGGAATATTTAGCGCGTCTGAAGTCGGCGCACCTCACCAGCGAAAACGAGTCTATATCCTTGCCCACGCCAAGCGCGACTTCATACGGCAGCAATCAAGGTGGCGCAGCGGGGAGAACGGGCAAAGTGCGCCATTCTCTGGAATCGATGGCGAAGCACAACCTTTGGCCAACTCCGACAGCGCAGGACAACAATCAGATCAAAGGGAAGGACAAGCGCGGTACGACGCTGGGCGGAGCGGTCAGGAATTGGCCAACGCCATCAGCGAGGGATCACAAGGGCGGCTACATCGGCGGCAGGATAAGAAACGGCAAAGTGAGCTTCGATACGCTGGATGTGGCAGTTCAGCACGTCAGCAACAAGGACAAGAAATCTGGGGCTTTGAACCCGGACTGGGTCGAGTGGTTGATGGGTGTGCCGACAGGGTGGACCGACTTAGGCTCTTGGGGAACGGCGTAGTGCCGCAAACGGCGGCACAAGCCTGGACAATTTTGAACGAGAAGGTAACAGGGTGAGCAAAATATTTATACAAGTTGAAGGCGAAGACATGGATCGTTTCTTGAATCAGCAAGACGAGATTGCAGAAACGCTGTCGCGACTTTTATCAATCATAGAAGGCTTGGTTGATGAAGCGTCAAACGACTAAACGAGAAGTCAGCGTAGAGAAGATTCAGTTCAAGTACCCGAGGCAATCCTGCGGCTACTGCGAGAACCTGATCTTCAACTGGTGCGTGATTTTCGATGACGCCGTGCCCAAAAGTTTTCTAACTAAAAAAAACGATTGTGAGCACTTCTGTGAAGCGCTTGCCCCATAGTTATTCGGCAGAGCATTACAAGAAATGCCCAGGTTGCGATCACTGGATTAAGAAGAAGACGGCGCTATGCAGGCGGTGCGTTAGAAAAAAGAGTTTTGATTTAGAAGTGTGGCTCTGCAAGCCAGCAGATTACTGGGTGAGAGCTAAATGGCGACCCTACGATTTTGACGAGACAGAATTAGAAGAACAGGAGCAAGACAATGAGCAACCCATTCGACCGCCAAATTTCTGGTGATCATTACAAAGGCTTTGCGATAGAGCCAATTCGTTTCTGCCAAAAGAATGGCCTGGGCGCAGCCGAGAGCAGCATCGTGAAGTATGCGTGTCGATGGAAGCGCAAACACACCGGCAACCTGGACGATCTAAGAAAGATCATTCACTACGCAGAGCTACTGATTGCGATGGAGCTGGAGACCGGCGACTGCCCAGAACAAGAAGAATTTAGGAGTGCTAGAGGTTTTAAAACTTTCAGCGAAGAAGAAGCGATAACAAGGATCGATAACGATGTTTAAGCAAAGACGATGGGGAGATAACCTCCCGCAAAAGAGCAGCCTGTTAAACTTTGTAATAGCTTCTGTCATTACAAGCATGGTGGTGGCGCTATGGATCTCGCTATAGATTACGATCTGCTTGCGGAAAAGATCGCGCATCAAATCAGCAAGGCGCCAAAAGATCACGAAGTGTTATGGGATGCACAAGAGTGCGCAGATTATCTACATTTCAAAAAACGATATTTTGCAGAACGAGTCGCGAAGCAGCCTGGATTCCCCAAAGCCCGGGGCACCGGCTCAGTCTGGCTTAAAGCCGATGTGGTGCGTTGGGCTAAAAACTAAAGCAAATCTGCGAGCTCGCGCGCGTCTTTGTTGTAATAGGTCATCAGTTGCTTAATGTCTCGATGCCCGGTTACGCGAGCGAGGTCTAACACTTGCAGCTTCCCTGCCAGCCTGGTTGTAGCTTCATGCCGACTATCGTGAAACGTTAGGTCTTCGATCCCACAGTCCGCGACAGCCTTCCTGAACATTGTGCTCACAACGCCGGCAGAGACGCCTAGCATTGTTTCTTTGTTGTGGTCGAGTCTTTGTATCAACTCTACTGCCCGGGCTGATAGCGGCACGTTACGCGATACCGCGGTCTTGGTAATTGTGTGAGGCAAATAAATGTACCGCTCATCAAGATGCA